CACAAAGATAAAGTATGGGAGCAATCGACACAACCAACACCTTCACGGCTACTGACGTAATCACTAGCGCGAAGATGAATAATATCCTCGATCAAAGCCTAATGACGGCCACTGCCATTATTGGCGATACCCTTGCTGTCACTTCCGGGAAATTGTTTGTTAAGGCCGGTGGAATCACCTCGAACGAGATTGGTTCAAATGCAGTCACGACAACGGCAATCCTAGATGCAAATGTCACTCCTGCCAAGCTTTCCAATTCTGATTTTGGCGACTTCATCGTTGCTAGTGGAGTTGCGACAATTGACGCTAACGCAATCACAACTGTTAAAATTCTTGATGCGAATGTAACACCCGCGAAACTGTCTCAACCATCAACGCTTGCGACATTGCAAACCGCGACAGGAACATCTGTTGACTTTACTGGAATTCCAAGTTGGGCCAAGCGTGCTACCATTATGTTTAGTGGTGTTTCAACAAATGGAACCAGTTCGGTTTTAATACGACTTGGTGCTGGTGGTATTGCAACTACTGGTTACTTAACTGCATCATCAGTTATTGCCGGTGGAGCAACTGACGTTCAGAATAACACAACTGGATTTAGAGTTTACTATGGAAGTAGTGATTCAATATCAGCAGTAAGAAGTGGATCTTTAATTATAAATCTCATCGGATCAAATACGTGGGCCGCGCAAGGAGCTTTTTCATTGTCAAACGATAACTCCATTGGCATCATTGCTGGTTCTATTTCTCTATCAGGAGCACTTGACACAATTAGGATTACCACAATAATTGGATCACAAAGTTTCGATGCTGGTTCAATAAACGTGTCTTACGAATAAATTTAAACTTAGGATAAATAGCAATTTAAACACTAAAAATATGGGATTATTTTCTTCACCTGAGGTTCCAAAACCAATTGATCCACTTGCGGTGGCAACCAAAGGGAAAAACAAAGGAACTAGCCTAGCCGGTAGGCAGGCTGGTTATCTTTTTGAAAATTACTATCCGACTGCAATTCCACTAGCACTCCAGACAAGTGCCGAGTATGGTCCCCAGTTCATGTCCCAAATGTTTGGGCAAACTGGTCAGTTTCTTGGTGGAGTTGGTGGTCAACCCGGACTAGAAGCATTACAGCTTTCTACGGGACAACAAGCTGGAGAAACACTTGGTCAACTTCGCGCTGGAGAACTAGGACAAATGACTGGTCAAGCGGGACTAACGCGAGGCCTAATGCAAGCAATGTCCCCAGAACAAGCTGCCGTTGTTCAAGGATTTGCTACGGAAGCAGAACGTGCCAGAGCAGCGGCACAAGGAGTCACTCCACAAGAACAACGGAGCTATGAGCAACAGTCGCGTGAGGGCTTTCAAGCGGCAGGGAGACTTGGTGGAAACCGCAGCATCGTCAGTGAGGCAATGGGCCGTGAGGATGTCCTTGCTCGCAAACGTGCTGAAGCAGCACAGGCTGGTGGACGCGCCTATGACGCCGCACAGGGATTTTATACTCAGCCCGGGTTGAACTTGTTGGGGCAAGCTCCGCTTTCGTATCAAGCTGGCCAACAAACTCTTGGAATGGCACTTACGGGTGGCCCAGCTTCTTCTGGTGAATTTGACTATAATGCGCCACTTGGATTCGCTCAACAACGTGCTTCCGCGATGGATGCTTATAATATGGAAAAGTTTAAAGCAGAACAGCAACAAAAAGCAGGAATGATAGGGATGCTGGGCAAGGGAATTGGCCTTCTCTCAGCCCCATTTACTGGCGGATTGTCGGCTGGGTTAGGTCTTTCTGGACTTGCTGGAGGAGCGGCTGGCGCAACTGGACTCGGCGGTCTTGGCCTGTCTGCGGGCATGGGGATGAGTAACTTTTTTGGAGGGATTCCAAAGGCTACTCCGGTTTACTAACTTCATATAATTAAAATCATGGCACTTACTGGCGGAAACATTGGATTTACAGGATACCAGCAACCAAATTACGCTGGTGTGGCTGAGGCGGCTGGTTTGCCGATGCAAGCTGTTGGTCAAGGGATTGCCCAAGCTCAGGACTACTTTAAGCAACAAGGCGAGAAGAAAAAGCTAATCAAACAAAGCGACATTCAGATCGACGCTGCTTTGAAGCTGTTTCCTGATCTTGCGCCAACGCTGCAAGGTGTGCGCGACCAAATCAAGGATGAGAATGTTTCCCTGAATGAACGTGCTGACATTGCTGAGTCTGTTGCCGGACTCATCAAAATGGGGACAAATCAGATGCAGGCCGATGCTGAATTTGGACTTCGGAAGAGGCAACTTGATATTGAAGAGGGACAAGGAATTCAATCTGCATTGATAAAGCGAGCTGAGTTGGAAGCTGAGGCTCGTAAGCCCGGACCAATTACTGATGTTAATGTTCCCGGGGGAGTAATGCAAATGAGGCCGAATCCACAAACTGGAGTGCTTGAACCAATTCAAGTTGCAGGAATCCCGCAAGGAACCGGACTTGTGAATCTTGTAAAAGGATTTGAAGGGTTCAATCCAAATGCTTATGGGGATTACAAGCAAACAAGCGTTGGGTATGGGACAAAGGGAAAAGAAGGAGAGGTCTTAACTGAAGCACAAGCAACAGATAGGCTGAACACTGAACTTTTAGGTCACGCAAAAAGAATCGAAGAAGCTGCCAAATTGAAGGGGGTGAAGCTGAATCAAAATCAATTTAACGCTCTTACTTCGTTTGATTTTAATACAGGTCGCGGTGCTGATTTGATTGAAAGATTTGGTGATAAGCCAGAAGAATTGGTATCCAAGATGCAGGAATATACTAAAGCCGGAGGAAAGGAGCTTCCCGGGCTAGTTAAGCGAAGAGGTGTAGAAGCGGCTTTGTTTCTGACTCCAACTGAAGGCTCCATTGGATTCAAACCAACAAAAACAGAAAAACAAGAAACCCCGATGACTGCCGTGCAAGTGCAAAATCTTGCGGCACAAGGATTTAAAGTAAATGCTAGACCACTTGCAGATGGTAGTTTCATGGTTAGCGGGACAGACATTGGCGGGCAGGCTGGAGAAACAATCGAAATGATTCCGGGTGGAGGAATGAGGATTGTGCGTGGTGGCGGTGGGGATAAAGCTGAAGCCGCAAAAAAAGCTCAAAAAGAACAATCGTTTGAAAGATCAAAAGCTATTATTGGATCTGCTTCAAAAATAATTCCTGAAATTCAATCCGTCCTATCAGCAAATCCTCTTATTGCAAGGGGGCAGCAAACATTGGGCCAAGTCCTTCCTGCTGGAGAAGTTGGACGAATCGCATCGGATTTGGAGACTATCAGGGTCCAGACATCCAAAGAAGAAATCGGAAAGATGCGGGCTTCTTCCCCAACGGGGTCGGCAGGAGGAACTATTACTGAAAAAGAATGGCCCAAATTTGAAAACCGATTTGGTAAAATGGAAGTCGGGATGAATCCAAAGGATCTTGTGTCAAATGTCCAAAAGACCGCATTGAATCAATTTGAGTCTGTTAACGGAACTCCCGAAGATGTAATTAAACTCTTTAATGAAGGAAAGATTTCAAAACCAGTATTCGATGAATACTTAAAAGAATACAAACAAACGCGGGCAATTCTTGGTATTTTTGACAATGGAACTGGTGGTCCGGGAGATGACTGGACCAAATACAACTCAAATCTTTTGAGGTTCGATAAAGAAAAACAAAATCAACTCAGTCCCGAAGCTCAATCTTTACAGGATAGACTTGACGCATTGAAGGCCAATCAGTAACTGAATTAACATGTCAATCAAACTAATCTCTGAACTTGAGGGTCAAAAACAACAAGCCACTTCGGAATTTGAACTGCTAAGTAAGCAAGCGCAATCATTGTTTGATTCTGGCGATCAGCTTGGTGCGGCTAAAGCAACGCAAAAGGCACAGCAGTATGTTGATTTGGTAAACGAGGCTGATCTAGTGATTGGCAATCAGAAAGAGAACATTACAAGAAAACTTGCTGATGGATCTTTTTTGAGCGAGAAAGATCCCATGGAAGCCCCGCTGACGACTTCCGAAGGGATTGATACCAAGCTGGCCAAAGGATTATCAGCGGTTATTGGGCAACCAGTAAATATGCAATCAGAACTTGGATGGGAAGATCGAAAGAACCTAGCATTCTTAACCGACTCTTCTAAAGATGAATACCTAAAAGGAAAGTATGGCGAACCTAATGTAAAAACAATGAACGTTATGGGTAAGCCAGTAAGGCTTATCAATGATGGAAGCAGTTGGTTCCCCGTTGATCGTTATGATATGACATCAAAAGACTTCATGGATGTTATTGGTGAAATCGGACCAATGGTGGGTTCTATTGCTGGAGGAATTGGTGGAGCGGCGTTGTCCAAGACTCCTGCCGGAACGGCCATTGGGAGTGCTGCTGGATACACTGCTGCTGGAACGATTCAGGATTCTCTTGCTAAAGCCGTTCTGGGTGCTGGAGAGGGATTCGGCAATTCAATTATGCGTAGATCAACCGAAGCCATGATTGGGCTTCCAATTGAATATGGCGTTACTAAAATTGGCGGCGCACTACTTCGTGACGTTGCGACAATGAGAAAGGGTGCAGTTTCAGAAAGGACAAAACTAATTAACGAGGCTGGAGAGTTTCTTAGCAGAGAGGGTTATCCAACAAGCCTTGCGAGATTTGCCGGTGGAAGTGTTGAAAGCCAAGAAAAAATGCTTCGTGCTGCTCAAAATCTACCAAACTCCAAGATTGGTCAAGATCTTGCTTTTGGAGCGAAACGGTTTGCCACATTTATGGATGATAGCGTTTCAAAGCAAGCACTTCCAGATAGTCTTTATGAGCAGACCGTGAAGGCGGTAAAGGCCGACCGCGATCTTTATCTAAAACAAGTTGCGATTTCAGATAGTGCTACTGCCGAAACATTAAAAAGAAGCGCAAGCGAGGAAATGCAACGGCAAATGTATCAACCTAAGATTGATGAGGGGGCTGCTGCATTGTATTTGAGGGAATCGCTTGGAAAAGGCAAGGCTGTTGCGGAACAAGCCAAGAAAGACGTTTACGATTCTTTTTATCAAGATGCTGACTCTATTGTAAGCGTAAACCCGATTGAGTTGGCTGAAAAAATTGAAAGGTCATTTTATGGCGGTGCATCAAGACCAGCGGAGATACAAAAAGTTATAAGCAATTTAAGGGCGAGGCCGCAAAATGCAAACAAGATTATTGATCTTCAAAAGCAAATTGACGGCGGGAAACTTTCCACAGAAGCCGAGAGTATTACTCGCAGGAAAATCCAAGAACTTGAAGAAATTTCCGGTCCCCTTAGTGCTAGCCAACTAGATGAGCAGGTAAGAATCATCCGAGATCAAGCCCCATCTGGCCCAGTTGCTGGTAGTGGTGCAAACGAATTAAAAAGAGCATCAAGCACAGCGGAACGAGTAGTTACCCAATTTCGTGATGATGTTTATAAGAAACAAGGACTATATGATAAGTGGTCTGATGCTACCAACAAATATCAAAACTTTCTTGACTATACCCAAACTGATCTTGCTAAAGTTCTAGAAACCAAGCTGGGAAAAACAATGACTTCGGGCGACATTATGAAGGCCGCATACAAGTCACCGGAAGATACTAATTTAATCCTTTCGGTTATTAAAAGAGACGATCCAAAAAACTTCCCTGCATTTGAGCGGTCAATGCAAGAGTCTTACCTGAATAAGATTGGCCTAAATGGAAAGCAGCTTGGCTCTGGCGAAGGGTTTGATTTTGATGAGAGAATTGTAAGGGAGCTATTTGATTCTGGAACAGGAGTGAATGGGCAACGAATGGTTGGCAAGTTGAAAGATTTGCAGTCTTACTTTAAAGCTCAAAAACTCGACCCATCTAAAATTACGTTTGATGACTTGAAGCAACTTGAGGGGGTTGTGTCTCAAGACGCAATTAAAGAGATGAAGTTCTCCATTGCCAACAGAATATCGAATCAGCAAAAAGCCGAGAAACTTGGGCGCAACGTTTTGATTAAGGACGTTCTGAATGGACACAAAGAGTCAATAACCAGAGGCGAGTTCCCTAGAGCGTTGTATGATGCTGAACCAGCACAAGTGAAAAAGGTGTTCTCTAAACTTAATCCGGCTGAACAAAAGGCAATTCGAGAAGATTTTGCTGAACACGTATTTTCTCGTTACCCCGGCGATCCTGATTCAACGGTAATGAGATTGCAGCTTTGGGATGGTGATCGTTTTCTTAAAGACGTTGCCGCAAATCCAAAGTTAAAACAAAACATGGAGATTGCACTGGGTGAGGATTTTGTTAATAGGATGACGGCTGCGTCCCGTCTTACCGAGGCTACTAAAACAGTCTCGAACGGAGCTGGAATTCGTCCTACTGGTGTTGTTACAGAGAAAGGGGCTAGGGGATTTATTCCTATTGGTCCAGTTTTGAATTCAATTGGAACTCGCGCAACAGCGGCAATGTATAGGGCTGGGTCATTATTTCCTCTTCTTGGGAAAATGGCTCAAAGGGAACTCACGCAAGAACAATTCCAAAGAGAAACGTCAAAAGCGTTGGGAACGGCATTGCTTACCGCTAATGGCATTCAAGCCACATTGCAAACTGGCAAGTATGATCCTGAATGGTCGCGTCGTCTTGGGCAGACCCTTGGAACAGCATCTAAGGATTCGATTGATTACGCTAAGGCGTTTGGGTATGGAACGAAATTTTAATAAATGCGTTGCGTTTCTTGAAAGTAAAGGCTAAGAACTCCAAGTGACTTCGGAACCAGAACCAATTGATCCCAACGAAAAGCTGAAGGCCGATTACGTTGACGAGCGAGAAGACAAGTCCGCGTGGTTTCTTGAGGTCAAGGAACGTGCAAAGCTTTCTCCCGGCAACTGTGTTGAACACTACGCCCCAAACAAGGCCGCAATGGCCCTGTGGCTAGCCGCACAAGGTGCGAGGATAACCGACATCCAGAAGAAGACAGGGCTTGGCAGAGAGACCATCAGGGGCCTACAATGGCGTCATAACGACACGCTGGAGACAAAGCGCAAGGAGTTCTCGATGCGATACGCAATCGCAGCGCAGGACTACACGGATTTGCTGTTTGAGCGTTCTCAACAACTGTTTGATAATCCCGAGGAGCTTGCCAAAATCAGCCCGGACAAGCTAGCGGTAACGGTGGGCATTCTTACTGACAAGGCAGCGCAACTTACCGGCATGGCATCCTCAATCGTAGAGCATCGCAAGGGGGCTAGTCTTGATGACGCTGCCAAGATGATCTTTGATGCTAAGGCCCGAATTGCCAGCAAAATCAAGGAAGACGCAATCGAAGCGGAGATTCTATGATCTGGAAAAAGCACGCAATCCTAACGCCACCTACCGATGAGGAGATGGTGCAAATGGAACCGGACGAGCTAATTGGGCTTCACTCGATTTACCATGAGGCGATTGAGAACGCTGAGAAAGACCCGTATCACTACGGTTTCCGCCTTCCGCACTGGAGCAAGGCTGAAGAGCAGTTGTTTGAGGTCAACGAGATCCTTGCGCTAGGAGGCAACCGCAGTGGCAAGACGCAGTGGGGAGCATTCTCAGTTGTCCGTGCTGCCATTGAGAATCCTAAGTCGGAAATCTTCTGCTTTGCTCAGACTTCCGAGGTCAGCATTCGCCAGCAACAAAGTGCCGTGTGGGACTGGTTGCCAGAGAACCTGAAAACCAAGCAGACTAGCGCAAATACTTACATTTCCTACAAGAAGAAGACTGGGTTCACGGACTCGTCGCTAATCCTTCCAAACGGTTCCCAGATCATCTTCAAGACATATTCTCAGTATCAGAATAACCCGACGATTCTGGAAGGCGCGGAACTTGGATCTAAGAATGCTGTGTGGCACAACATTGGAGTGTGGCTCGATGAATATCTTTTGGGGCCAGAGTTAATCAATACGCTCAGGTTCCGGCTAGCTACGCGGAACTCAAAGTTGCTTGTGACATTCACTCCGATTGACGGGTGGACGGAGGTTATTAAGGAGTATCTTGATGGAGCGACAACCATTGAGTCTCGCCCAGCAGAACTACTTAATGGTGAGCTGGTTCCATACGTCCAGAAGTCCAAGAGGCTCAATGCGTCAGTGCATTACTTCCACTCTCAGGACAATGCTTTTGGCGGATACGACCGAATCAAGGAAACGCTGGCAGGACGCACACGGGAGGAGATTCTGATACGCGCCTATGGAGTGCCGATGAAGTCTCATGCGACTAAATTCCCCAAATTTAACAAGGTTGTCAACGTGGTGGCCCCTGATACAATTCCAACTAAAAACATCACGCGCTACCATATTATTGACCCCGCTGGAGCAAAGAACTGGTTCATGTGCTGGATTGCGATTGACGAAAGCGGAACATTCTGGGTTTACCGTGAGTGGCCGGGAGTTGACGTTGGTGACTGGGCGGAATGGAAAAGCGGCAAGTGG